ATATAGTCTTGAAACCCTCTAACCGGTTCACCTACATATGCTCCTTCATATCTATCCCCGCTGAGGTCTCTAATAAATGTAGGTACTACTAATCCGTTTTTTCTAGCTTCAACAACAGCTGCTCCTGTGATTACATTAAGTGTACCCATTGCATTTTCAAATGGTGTAAGGCCAACATAAGCTAACATGCGAAGCAATTCAAGATACTGTAACTTTTCTTCCATCTTAACAAGGAGGCGTACATCTTGAATGTTATAGTCGACAAATAGCTCCCAATTATCTCTAGACAATGCAGCTAAATTTGTACTTCCGTAATCAACCTTCTTATCTCCTAACTCATGTTCAGCAATTGCATCTAACTTATATGACTCCCTCAATCCTTGACTAAACTTCTTATATACATCCAGGTAATCAACACATGACATACCTTTAAGATGCCATCTTGTATTATATCTACCGAACTGGCTAACTAATTCTCTACTATACAAAATATTGACAGGGGACAACTCCTTAGCTGAATCTTCGCCAAGTACCTTAGTAATGCGATTAATTAGATAAGGTATATCAAACAGCTCACTATTCCATCCGGACAGTATATCAGGGTAATCTTGCTTAATAAAATTAACAAAATTGACCAATAATGACCTTTCAGATTGACAATTAACATATGTTGTATCTTCTGTCTTGGGTGTATACTCACCTATCCCCCATGTATAAAAATGTTTATCGATACTATCATACACTGTTATAACGTTTATCATGTCAGCTGCTCTATCCGGTACCGGAAACGCATTAGGGCTATACGTTTCAATATCAACAAACATAACCTTAATTGGAAATTGTGAAAATTCTTGAGCATTATTCTGGCGCCAATATTGGTCAATCAGGAATTGCTGGGGAGGTGAAATATTTTCAAACAACCTCACCTCATGTGTAATGCCTGAGCCATGTTGATCATGCTTTAACTTGTCGATGGCCTCTTTTCTCTTATAACCATTGACAAATTCCACTTTTCTTAGCGGTGTATTGTACAATGACAGCAAATCCGTACTACGTTTTACATTTGTCTCTACATAGTAGTACGGTCGATATGGTAAATCAAAATGTACTCGCTTACCTTCCGCGTCCCAAGTGTACAATCGCATTATGCCCTCTCTGGACGAATATGATACGTTCCTATACATTCAGAATAATTATATAGGACTTATTGATTCTCTGCAAGCGAATTTATCAGTTTTCTTTCAGGCGATTTATATGGATGTATGTAAGCTTCGTGAAATTTACCAACATTATCGGGGTTCTCAAGCCACCTACTGTCAGCTACCGCGCGAGATTCTTTAGATATCTTCATATATGTATCTTCATCTCTCAGGCAATGCTTAATACGATCAATCATTTCATCTCCAGTAGTAAATTTATACGGAGCATTTCCATACGTGCATAAATTCTGACAAGCAATAGGTAGACCATAACAACACGCCTCAATATACTTTAAGTCGCTCTTAGCCTTATTAAAAGTGCTGTCCTGTAAAGGAGCTATAAACATATTAAAGTCTAATTCTCCAAGCATTCGGGGATAGTCGTACAAACTTTGCCATGGATGAAATTCTATTTTGCCCTGCTGCACTAGCGATCCCAGAGAAAGAGGGAATGCACCAATAAACACCCATTGTATTTGGTCAACAGTCTTAATTACAGCTTCATTTACATGGAAAAAATCATCTCTTTGCTTAACCCTATTATCGACGTCAAAATGTGCACCACTTGCAGGATATACCACACGAGGTTTTTTCTTATGCGTGAGATAGTCCCTATTAACCTTCTCTTCACTATAAAAATTGCCCATCCAAAATCTCGGAGGGCAGTTAGGAATAACTGTGACGTTCGAATTACCTGTTTTACTCTTATAATATTCTTGCATGAACTTACATGTAACTGTAATTTCGTCAACTTCTTGCATTATGTTCAATGCACATTCGCGTATACTCGGATCTGTAAATGCTCCCTTAAATTTATTATAGTCTGGAATGTCCTCAGAAAATACGATATCGTCTATATCATACATAATTCTAAAATTCTGCCTTTTTTGGAATTCCTTTAACAACCGCAAAAACCTCAATTGGTGGTCTGTTGCTTGACGCTGCAATCTAACACTTTTGGTATTCTCGTAATACCTTTCATCAAGCACCATCATTGTTGTACCATGAATAACAGCTTTCTGATAAGCATTAATAACATGCTCAGGCCAAATCATTCTCCAAAACCCACAACCACTATAATCAGCATAATAATTAATAGCTCTATCAAACGAAGCTTCTGGTGGTGTTATTGGTAAGGGGTCTGACACTGGCGCTGGTGCTGGTGACAGGCTTGGTGCATTAAACAAGGGACTACCCATGGGTAATCCTAAATTATTGACACCAATTGGAGGGCTAGCAAACATATTATCACTACTTAATGAACAGATTCTGTAAAATCAATTCTCCTAGTAATACCATTTTCCTTCTCGAGAAAAATAACATCTCCGGAATTCTTATAATGTGTACCTATCTTGACACTCTCTTTTCGGTGGCTAATAATCATTATACATTCATTGTATTTCTCTACTCGCTCTAACAATAATCCAACAACCAAGTCTACACCACGCTCATCCAAACTAGAATCAAGTAATTCATCATATATAGAAAAATTATATGATACGTTTCCTTGAAGTCTTCGGATATCCATAAAGGCAAACAGGCATGCTAAATCAATATTTTTCCTCTCAGCGCCGCTGAAATTATAATAAGAACACATCTTACCCTTTTCATTAACAATCTCTTCTTCAAAATACTCATTAAATATACAGCAACAATTAGAGTCCATGCGCTGTAAGTAATACGATAATTTACTATTAAAAAGCTGTAGTATCTTCCTCACAATATACGACTTAACACCCTCCTCTGATACAATAAATTTAATAACATCCAATACTGTCAATTTGTGTCTCGTATCAGTGGTAGATTTCAGTAATAATTCTAGACGAGCTTGGCATTTTGATATTTCGTCATCAAATTGCGTATTCTCCACTTTCAATTTTTCTAAATCTTGATCAAGTTGGTTATTCCACTCCTCTAATTGTGCAATACGCTTTTCGTTATTTTCGCTATCCTTAATCTTAAGTACATGGTCATTATGTAGCTTATTTTGAGTGGATATTACTTGTTTAAGTCGTGACTTGAGACTGTTAACTGTTGATAGCGACTCTCGATCTTTCTCAATATCACTCTCCAGTTTATGTATATCACTACTCACGCTAGATTTCTCCTCTTCAATGTGTTCGCGGTCGTGTGTTGATATAGACTTTAAGCACACAGGGCACCTATCATCCTCAGTACCGATCTTGTCACTTAATTGCTTCTTAAACTTAACTTCTGCTGTCTTTGTGGAGATATTATTGTTTATTTGTAAAGCTTTTGAATCGCAAGCTTCAACATGATTTTCATGTGTAGATACAGTTTCAATTATACTATCTAGCTCTTTTGTATCGGTAGTATCAAAAACCTTTGTATGTACTTGTTCCAGCTCAGCAGTATTATTCTGCTTTCTTGTTTGATACTTTACGAGCTTTTCTTTTTGATTGTTTATAAAAGACGCTTTTTGTTCATTTTGTGTTTTAAGGTTACCTTCTATTTCCTCGGTGCGTGCTACTTCTATGTCAAAATCCCTCTTTACATCGTTATAATCTTGCCTAATCATCGACAACATTTGACTGAAAATTTGTAGATTGAAAATACCTTCAATAAATTTTCTTTTCTCAATCTTCTTCTTCCCCATAAACGGTATTGTGTTATTAATTGTCATTATAACACAATTCTGAAAAATTTCTTGTGATGCATTTAAGTGTTTACATATAAATTCTGTTGTATTAGCGATTGAATCACGAGTCTTATCTTCATCGTTAACATATAAAAGGCATCGAGACGGTTCTAGCGTTCGAACCACCTTATAATTGACAGCTTCATCATTCTTGTTAATGGAGAATTCTAAAACAACTTCACATCCCTTACCGATAATATGATTAACGATATTCTCCTTCTTTAACTCTCTAACTGTTGAACCAAAT